GTGGTGTTTGCCACAAACTGGACAATCATACTCAACCACCTTTTTAATCTTAGGCATAGTGGTAAAGAATGTTTGTAAATTCTTAAATTGATCAGAGGTTAAGTTCCCTAAGAACTGTAGGATATCTTCTTTGCTTTGTTCTGCAGCGTAGTGGAGTTCATCGCCTTGATAAATGATATCAACACAATCAGCAATGACACCGAAGATAGCATCAATGTTCTCTGAGTCTAATTCTTCTAATGCAGCTAGAGTCTTCATAGATGGATACTTCATCACAACACCAACGTCATTGAACAACGTAATCTTTGTTGTATGCCCTTCTGGTTTCTCGACTTCTAGCTTGGAGATATCAATAGAGATCTTTACTTTAGCCTTAGCGTTATCTTCACCATGGTCAACATCGCACGGGAATAGAAGTTCAACAACTTCACCAACTGACTTGGAACGAATCTGAGTAAAAATATACTCGATGTCGAAAATAGCTAGACGGTCAACATCAATTTTATCAGTAACGCAACTTCTAATAACACCCTTTAGAGTATCAACCATAACGTTTAGGTCTTCAGACTGCTGGGCAATCAACAGAGCCTTTTCTTCTTTCACTAGGAAAGGTCTATACTTAACATTCACTCCAGTGGATGGCACCGTTAGATTGTATGTCGGTGTTGCCATAATTGGTAAAGCCATAATTATTCTCCTTGCATTTTCTTGATCATTTTGTTTAATTCAGCAGTACTACCCACGAAGATAGCATTGTTGGTCACTTTATCACCGCCTGACTTAGCTACACCCTTTGGTGCATCTAGTTTGGCTTTTTGCTGGTGGATGTCCATCAATTGTTGGTTCACATCAGCAAGTTGTTTCATTAAGTTACCCACTACCTCAAAGGCACGTGGGTGTTCAGATTGTTTGGCGACTTCTAGTGCATGACTCAAAGCAGCCTGTCCTGTAGACAATAATTCACGAAGGTTATTTCTGGTAACATCGTAATCTGTCTCAATCTTATCATTAGATTCAGGAATCACTGTACCATCTTTCGCAATCACTTCAGTCTTTGACATCGGAGCGACATCAAAGATTTCTGATAAAGAATCATCAAGTTTCATATTGTTTAGTCGTTTCTGGTATTTCTAGTTGGTGGGTCACTTGGGTCGAGTGTGACTGGAGCTGCAACTGGGGTTGATAATACTGGTTTTGGGATTGCACTTGGCGTAGGTACGCTAGGTGTTGGAGAGACGCTTGGTGATCCTGTTGCTGTCGTTGCTGCACCGCCATTATTTGCTCCTGCTAGTTTTTCTTGGGTACGACCCATTGCTGCGATACCGAGAACAGCACCCATAGCTACGTGGAACAAACCTGCGCCTTGTAGAGTTAGTGGTTGCCATTGCGTAATTGGTTGCTTCAAAATAGTCTGAGCCAGACTCCATAGAATAGGGAACAACATAAAGTCAGCTGTACAAATAGCCATGTACATCCAACCCATCATTGGACGCCACTTGGAATTCATCCAATCTTCTTTTTTCTGTTCGCTTGCGCTTAGTTTAGTTTCTTCTGCCATAATGCACCTTAGAATTTTAATTTTGATGTAAAGCCTGATAATTTATGCTGCAGCGCAGGCAACTTAGTCACTGCATAAGCCCCAGCAGTTCCAATGGCAAAGTTCATTAGCTTATCTGTTAGAGCATTTTTAGGAATACCATCTGGTAATGTTGGTGGAATAACAGAAGTCTCGAACCATTTGTACGCCATAGAAACTGATAACTTCATAACATCTTTAGAGGCGTAGTCTAACTGTATCGCACCGATACTCTTTGGATAGCATTCATGTAATTTGACCCAGTATGTTTTCTTGTTTTGTAGGTCATGAACTTCGATATCGATATCAGTTACATATTCATCGTAATAGTTAAATGAACGAGTGTTTGGATTATAGATTGTATTGTTCCATGCATCAAACAGTTGTTTAACCTGCATGTCTTTGTCCATATAGAACGATAGGTTAATATGTTCGTATAACTTTTCGTATGGTGTTTCTCTTGATTCACCGAATGTTCTATTCTGTGTCGTGGAGAAATTAGTACCTGGAAGTTGAATTTGATCGCAGAACATCAAAGCTGTCTGTGTTGCAGCTGAGTTGAACACTAGTCCCTTTGGTAAAGAGAATGTGACTGCATAACGATTAGTTCTAGCTAATCCATTGCCCTTTACAGCAGCTGTGAAATCTTTGATAGTTGCCATTATGTTTTTCTAATTTGTGCTCTGGATTCTTTCCAGACTTGTTGTTTACTTGCTCCAACGAACTGTTCAACAGGCAATAACATAGCAGTAGCCCAATCTGGCGCATCGATTTGTCTAAACTGACTTCTCAAATGTCCGTTTAGGTATTGTTTCACGCATGGTTGGGCTGCTTTAAATTTAGAAATACCATCAATCATAGCCCAAGAATATTTCAATCTTGTTGTCTCGTCGAGACGGTTATTGTTCTTAAATATCAGTAGGTTATCTAAGAGTTTCATACGAAGATCGTATGGAAGATAGTGCATGTTCAGTCCGTAGAACCCATCAGCAGTCTTTCTGAATGGAAAGACGAGAGGGAATCGGTCATAGTATGGAAGATCAGCTTTAGTTTTTGGATCGTATGCATACATGTACAAATTCCCTGGAACTAATCTAGTCGTCAGAGAAGATACATCACCATTGAGCACTTTCTTTGGGGTGTACTGTTGCTTCGCCAGTTCGGCGACTTGTTTCTCGAACCATCCTCTAGATCTCTTAACTGCGGTTAGAAGGTCATATGAGTTACGTTCAAAAGCGTCTTGCATTGGTGGTTTTTTAGCCATAATCTTATTTAGGCTTCTTCAGCCCAAGTT